CTATGAGCTTTCATTTTCTCGACAGCCCAAGTACGACAAGCGCTACGACATACAAAGTTCAAACATTAAATCATAGCGGTGGAGGTGATGTGTATATTGGAAGAAATAGATATGACAACAATGGTTCTACAGGGCCAGGAAGATTTCCTTCAATAATTACAGCACAAGAAATAGCAGGATAACAATTATAAATAAGGAATATATCATGAAAAATTTAAATAGGAGACTAAAAACATGACATCTGTAGCAACAGCATTAAGTGCACTTGGTGTACAAGAGTGGGTTTTACGAGGAGAACCAACAGACTCTGCTGAGTTTGGTACTATGTTTGCAAAAGTCACTGGAGCGGATGCTAATAATTCAGCAATTGAAAGTAAAGATCCAAAAGATTGGGGAGTAACTTGGACTCAAGTTAAAGCCAAGAAAGATGAGCTGATCGCAGGCGAACCAATGAGACTTTTGAGGATAGAACGAGATCAAAAACTTGCAGAAACTGATTTTTATGCTTTAGGTGATGTAACTATGGCTGATGACATGAAGACATATCGACAAGCTCTTCGTGATTTACCAGGCAGTGCAACACCAAAGTTAAAAAATGGTGCATTAGACGCGTCTAGTTTTACTTGGCCAACTAAACCATAAGGGATTTAAATGCCCATACAACGACCACGAATATTGCATGCAGCTCAAATGGCTGGGACTGGAGTGGTGTCTCCTTCCAATCTTAATGCACGTGCTCAAAGCGGTAGTGCTAATAGAAATCTTGTTCATAATGGAGCAATGCTAGTTAATCAAAAAGGTAGTTCGGCTATTACTTTATCAGGTCTAACACCAAACATAGATAGATTTACTGCGTATAAAGCTAATGATGGAACTCAAACTGTAGAACAATCAACTGATGGTCCTGAAGGTTTTAAAAACTCATTAAAAGTTACAAATACTGGAGCAGATGCATCGGTGGCTGCAGGTAATAGAGTAGCTATTATTCATAGAATGGAAGGGCAACACGTGTCACACCTTGAATGGGGAACCGCTGCAGCAAAAACAGTTACACTTTCCTTTTACGTTAAGAGTTCAATAACAGGCACACATGGAGGTGCATTTGGTAATGGTGCAAATAATAGGGCCTATCCTTTTACTTATACAATTTCGAGTGCTAATACATGGGAAAGAAAGTCCATAACTGTTGCAGGAGATACTACAGGGACATGGGCTACTGATAATACTACTGGATTGCAGGTTGCTTGGGGATTAGGTGTAGGAACTACTAATTCTGGAACAGCAGGAGCATGGGAGTCTGCTGACAGAAATTCTGCAACTGGTGCAACTACTGCGTTTCTTACTACTGTTAATGCTACATGGTTTTTAACAGGTGTTCAGTTAGAAATTGGAGATACTGCAACAGCTTTTGAGCATGAGCCTTTTGAGAGGACGTTGCTCAAGTGTCAGAGGTATTATTATTTAAAAGGAAAAGGTGCTGCAACTTATCTTGGTAATGGTGGGTACACAGCAAGCAGTGAAGTAGACTGTGTTGTAAACTTTCCCACAACCATGCGTTCTGCTCCGTCTTTGGAGCAAGTCTCAGGAACTAATTATTATAGTGCAATATCTGCTGACGGCACAGACACTTTAGATGATTTTGTAATTCATCAAAGTACAATTCACTCTATTTTGATATACAACAATAGTGATGCAAGTGGCACAACAGGTCGCTATGCTGCATTAAATATAGTAAATGCTGCTGGGTCTATTGCCTTTAGTTCGGAGTTATAAAATGGAAATACTACAAGCAAAATATTGTTGCTATGGTTCTGAAACAGAGCCTTCAAGTATTAGGGTACAGTTAAATGGTAACATTGTTCTCAGTGTACCACTAGACCCTGCCAACAGACACTACGCAGAAATACTAAGACAAGTTGAAGCAGGAACACTAACGATAAAAGATGCGGAATGATGATATGAGTAGGAGCCAATTAATAAACCATGTTAAGGCCCTACAAGATGAAATATTTATTTTAAGAGACAGACTATTACCAGCTGCAACAGGTCATATACATACGACGATAAACACGTTAGAAGAAAGATTAAAAGAATGTCGAGCGCAATTAGACGAGGATAAATGCAATGGCTAGGACTAAATTAAAACTTAAGGGCATGACTACTGGTACTATACCAGGTAGGATTAAAGTTGCGTCTGAAAATATAAATGCTATGGCCGCATCAAAACTCACTGGTGCAATGCCTTCTCTTGATGGTTCTGCACTAACTGGTACTAGCGATATGGTACATATCAAAACTCAAACTGGTACTAATGCATCATCTATAGATTTTTTACATGGAACTAGCGATGTTGTCTTTGATGGTACATATGACGTATATGAATTTATAATTCATTATGCGTATGGCGCCAGCAATGCTGAATTAAGAATTGAACCTTCTCAAGATGGGTCTGGTTTTACTACAACTAATACCCTCGGTTTTACAGTTGGTGGTTATCGTGCTAGTAGTAGTAATTCTGCATGGACTACAAATTTAGGTGCTGCTGGATTTTTTAAATCTGCTGTCAATATGGGTAATGCAGAGAATGAGATATCTGGTGGACAGATTAGAGTTTACAGCCCATTTGATTCTGCAAAAAATACTGTAGCTGTGACTACATTGAATGCTTACCAAGCAAGTGGTACTTATGCGTCTCAAATTACTGCGGGTGGCATGTCAGCAGCTGGAAGAACTCACGGTCTGCGATTTAAAACCAACAGTGGTAACATATATGCAAAAGTAAGCTTATACGGAATAAAGGACTCATAATATGACATATACGTGGAAAGATGTTGGTGATAGACCAGATAAAGTACTTAGTCAATCTGAAAAAGAGGTGATTGCAGCTGAGTGGAATAGATATGAAAAAGAAGAAAAACCAGCATTGGATTTAGAAAATTTAAGATTACAAAGAAACCATTTATTGGCTGAATGTGATTGGACACTTTTACCAAGTAGCCCATTATCAGCAGAAAAACAAGACGAGTGGAAAGTTTATCGTCAAGAACTTCGTGATGTAACTAAAACATATAAGTCTCCTGCAGATGTAAAGTGGCCTACTGCGCCTTCAGGGTAAATGTCTGTTAAAGACATCGATTAAACTTATAAATAGTATAAATACTGCTAATAAGTTTAAACGGAGATATTTATGGCCAATCCAACATCCCGTGCAACATTAATAGATTATTGTAAGAGAAGACTCGGCGAACCTGTTATTGAAGTCAATGTTGACGTAGATCAAATCGAAGATCGTATCGATGAAGCGATCCAATACTATCAAGAATACCATTCAGACGCAACGGTTCGTGGTTATTTGAAACATCAAATAACAGATACAGATGTTACTAATCAATATATAAGTATTCCTTCAAACGTTTTATATGTTAAACGAATGCTTCCAATATCTTCTTCTTTTGGAACTTCATACAACTTCTTTGATATAAAGTATCAGATGATGTTAAACGACATCGCTGACTTAAATAACTTTGCTGGTGATCTGGCTTATTACGAGCAACTACAACAGCATCTTTCCTTATTAGATATGAAACTCAATGGACATCCATTGGTAGAGTTTGCGAGAAGGCAAAATAGACTTTATATATTTGGAGATTTTACAGATAATGATATAAAAGCAGAAGACTTTGTGATTATCGATACTTATAGCATAATAGATCCAGAAGCACATGGAAGTGTTTATAACGATATGTGGTTAAAATCATATGCTACAGCCCTAATAAAAGAACAATGGGGTTTAAACTTGATGAAGTTCGAGGGTATGCAACTTCCTGGAGGAGTTATCATAAATGGTCGACAACTATATGATGATGCAACAGGAGAATTACAAGACTTAAGAGAGAGAATAAGACTAGAGCACGAAGCACCAATTGATTTCTTTATAGGATAAGTATATGGCTAAAAATCTACATATTAAATCTGGTGTTAGATCAGAGCAATTGCTATATGAAAATTTAGTAATTGAATCTCTTAAGATATACGGTCAAGAAGTATACTACCTTCCAAGAGATATAGTCAATGAGAATAAGATATTCGGAGATGACGTACCTTCTCGTTTTAATTCCTCATATAAAATAGAGATGTTTATCGAAAATGTTGAGGGATTTGAAGGAGAAGGAGATCTATTTACAAAGTTTGGCGTTGAGATACGAGATGAAGCCACGTTTGTAGTTTCACGCCGGAGATGGGGTGACACTGTAGGAAGATACGATAACGAAATAAATTCTGTTAGACCAAGAGAAGGCGATTTGATATTCTTACCAATGTCTAAATCAATGTTTGAAATACGACACGTAGAGCATGAACAACCATTTTATCAATTAGAAAATGTACCAACATTTAAGTTAAGAGCTTCTCTATTCGAATACAACGATGAAGATCTTGATACAGGTGTTACAGATATTGATAAGATCGAAAAAGATTATGCGTACAAGTATTCATTAACACTAGCTGCAACGAGCTTCTTCTCAGAAGCTGGGAACGCTGTGAGTCAATTGATTGATAGTGATCTGAGTGTTAATATGACAGGTGAAGTTATAAGTTATAACAAAGACACAAACGTGCTCGAAGTTGTACATGCTGGAGCCACTGATGGTAAGTTTCACAACTTCTCAACATCAAATAAACATCATATAACTATATCTGGTGTTGGTAGGAATGATTCATCATTTGCAGTAACTGCTGTGGCAGAAAATAACCAAATATCAGAAAACGAACAAAACGCAGACTTTAGTGATTTCTCTGATGACTTCTTAGATTTTAGCGAAAACAACCCATTTGGAGATCCGGAGAATAATTAATGGCAGATGATTTATTTGATTTTGGTTTTACAGCAGTCGATGAAGACGAACTCGAAGCTGTTCAAAAAGTAACGCAGAAGGCTGCAGCTGTAGAATCAACAGCTACAACTACACAAGAAAAGCTTGACAAACTTTATAACGCTGTAATCCCGCTGTTAAATAATTTAAAGAAGAATCCAGAAAAAGAGTATATACTTTGGCCTAATAGACTAACTAAAGTTGAAGCTTTTGAAGATCACTTGCAAAAGATTTATAAAGGTTAGTTATGTTTGGCACCCATTTTTATCACGAAAAAACAAGGAAATGCGTTGCTATATTTGGCAGACTTTTTAACAACATCTATGTTTTAAGGAAGAATAGCAGCGGTGGAGTAATAAGTCAGGTTAAAGTACCATTAACGTACGCACCAAAAGTAAAGTATCTCGATAGGATAAGAGAAAACCCTGATCTCATCGAAGATACAAAAGTTGCTATAAAGCTGCCACGTATGTCTTTTGAGATAAACAGTATAAATTATGACACATCAAGGCAACTAGCTAAGACTGCGCATTTTACAAATACAGGAACAGTAACTACCGCGCGACAAAAGTTTAACACCGCGGTACCATACATCATAGGATTTCAGTTGAATATGTATGCTAAGTCGCAAGATGATGCATTACAAATGGTTGAGCAAGTATTACCATTTTTTAATCCACAATATACTCTAACAATTACACCATTTCCCAATGAACATCCATCGTTCAAAGAAGATATACCAATCACGTTAACAGGTGTAGGATTTGCAGATGATTTTGAAGGGGATCTTGGTTCAAGAAGAACTATAATTTATACAATCGATTTTGAGATGAGAACACAATTTTATGGACCTATACCAACATCGAAGATTATCAGACAATCTGTTGCTAAGATATTTGCAAATAAAGTTGGATTTGTTGATTCTGCGATAGGTCTAACTGTTGATTCAGACGTAAGACTACAAACAATACAGATCGATCCAAATCCTATAAATACCATTGGAGATGCTGATAGTGACTTTGGATTTACAACAACCGTTTGGGGACAAGATAGCGACGGCGGTTTCGGCTCATAAGTAAGGATAGTAAAATGAAATTTAAAGAACATAGAGCTCAAGATATAGATGACTTCTGCGAATCATGTGATCTTTACGAAGATTTAGAAATCACTGAGGCAGAGCATCAGGGTAAAAAAGTAAAGCTTAATGATCCTATTAGGACTAGTGAAAATCCTAATAAGAAGTTTAAGGTTTATGTAAAAGGACCAAGCGGAAACATCGTGGTTGTAAGGTTTGGTGATCCAAATATGGAAATCAAAAGAGATGATCCAAATCGAAGAAAGAACTTCAGAGCAAGACATAACTGCGATAATCCTGGGCCAAAACATAAAGCACGCTATTGGTCTTGTTATCAATGGAGAGGTGGATCAAAGGTGGATAACTGATGAAAACATTCGAAGAAATAAGAGAAGCTCCAGAAGTAGCTCAAGATCCTGACATTAAGGGCAGAAAAGGCACTCAACCTGCAGTGTATCATGCTGGCCTTTCGAAGGGTACTAAACAGAAAAGAGATAGGCAGTTTAAAAAACAAGCTAAGATGTCTGATAGCAATCCAGCAGCATATAAAGATGCACCTGGAGATAAAGAAGCCCGTAAAAATCCTATGCAAAAATCAAAGCACACTATAAAATATCATCAAATGTTTGGAAAAAAAGGAGACACCAAATGAAGACGTTCGAAGAAATAAGAGGGATCGATCTTACCGAAGAAGAAAAGAAAGGTCTTGCAGCAAAAGCCGAAAAGTCTGGTATTTCTCAAGGTATACTTCGATCTGTTTACAATAGAGGAATGGCTGCATGGAAAACAGGTCATAGGAAAGGTACTACTCCACAACAATGGGCTATGGCAAGAGTTAATTCATTTATCACTAAAGGCAGCGGAACGTGGGGTAAAGCTGATAAGGATTTAGCTGATAGAGTAAGATCAAGTAAAAAGTAAAATGAAAGATAAAAATAATGTAAAGAGTGACTATGAATATTCTCGTGATACTTATTACGAACTCTTAGAAAAAGGAAAGATGAGTCTCGAGACCATGATGGAAGTAGCTCGTGAGTCTGAGCATCCACGTGCTTTCGAAGTCCTTTCTAATATGATTAAAAACTTATCTGACGTTAATGATAGGTTGATGGATTTAAATAAAAAGAATAAAGATTTAGAAGAACCTTTAAGACAAGTAGAACACCAACAAAATAATATTTTTTTAGGATCTACTGCAGACCTTCAAAAGCTTTTACATAAACAAAATACAGAGTCAGAGGTCGTTGATGTCACACCAGATACAAACATATCTGGGAAATCCTAATGTAAAACGAGATGGTGTAGTACAAGAATGGACATCTAGCCTTGTACAAGAATATTCTCGGTGTATGGGTGATCCTGGTTATTTTGCAGAGAAGTATTGTAAGATAATATCTTTAGACATGGGCCTTGTACCTTTCAAGTTATACCCTTATCAGCGGGAAATGTTTAGTCAATTTAAGGAGAATAGATTTAATGTTGTACTTGCGTGTCGTCAATCTGGTAAATCGATCTCAGCGTGTGCCTATCTATTATGGTTTGCCCTCTTTAATTCGGACAAAACAATTGCAGTCTTGGCAAACAAAGGTGCAACAGCAAGAGAAATGCTATCAAGAATCACACTTATGTTGGAAAATACTCCTTTCTTTCTACAACCTGGTAGTAAAGCCCTTAATAAGGGTTCTCTTGAATTTAGTAACAATTCTCGTATTATTGCCTCTGCTACTTCTGGTAGTTCTATTCGTGGTCTTTCCGTTAACCTTCTTTATCTTGATGAGTTCGCGTTTGTAGAACGAGCTGCAGAGTTTTACACATCAACCTATCCAGTTGTTTCTTCTGGTAAAGATACCAAAATTATAGTT